CTCCGGAAATGAAATTCATGCCTGATTTAACGGCGTTATTCCATCCAGCATGAATCCCGCCATGGAAACGATGCATCACCACAGTATCGTTCAAATCAAGGCGATGGCACATTTGCCAATCAGGAAATTGATTTGCAAAATCAAATCCCTCGACGCCTTCAAACATCGCCGCATTGAGTGCCAAATATTTGTCGAAGCGATCATCATGATTGCCTCGCACCCACCAGCGGAGAGCGCGTGGCGCGCACGCCATAATATCGTCAAGGTGCTGCTTGGCAGCGTCCATTTCGTCTTTGACTTTGATGCGCCGGTTCCAACCCAGCGGGTCATGCCTGGACGGCTCGCCCATATCCAACAGATCACCAACGCTTAAAAGAATGTCTGGTTTGACCAATGGAATTGCCCGCAGCAAGGCTTCGTGGGCAAGGCTTCTGGGCTGGTGCAGGCTGGTCCAGTGCGCATCAGAAAACGCTACCACCACAGCATTGGGATGCCGGATGCGCTGGGTTAATTCGGATTCCGGAGGGTTATCGGGATCATACGCCACGGCCTGCCGGTGCATCTTGCGCACGTCTGGCTTTTTGAATCTGCCGAGCGCCGCCTCATACTGGTTTGAGGCGGTCTTGTTGCTCATCGGCGGATTGAATGATCGGGCCGCTGCGGTGACGGTGCCATGCACCGCAACAGCATTATAAACTGCCTCTACGTCGCTCCATTTGTAAGAAGGTTGTCCCATGGTTGATAATCCTCATTTTGCAGGGTTTTCAGCCAGAGCAGCCTTTGCTTTTGTCCACCGTGCAATGCGATCATCCCGCCCATTGAAGCCACCATTTATACGTCGGGTGATGTCATCAAACCGTCCAGCGTCGGCAAGCTCATTCAGTTTTCGGTCGCTCCACCACCACGCGGCGCTTGTGCCAGCGCCTTCCGCCGTCTCTAACCACGCGCAGAACACGCCCAAATCCATGCCGGGCTTTAGGGCGTCGCGCGCCGCCGTGATATTGGTGCGGCCAGTGATTTGAATAGCACCCCGGCCACGAAATCGCAGACCGTCGCCCTTTTCTGTGTTGCCAAGATCGCGCCGCCCTTCGTATTTGGCTTGCGCTTCCGTCGGCCCCCAGATTTCTCGGGTAAACCTGCCGCCACCACTTTCGTGGCCGACTTGCGCCAGGAAGGCGGCGATTCGGTCTTTTGTGTTAATGCCATATGCTGGACACGCGACGGCAAATGACGCCGCCCAGGCATCCGGGTAAACCCAACCAAGTTGCTTCATCAGTGCAGCGGTGATCACCGCTGACGATCTTTCATCATGGTCGCTATCTGGTCCGTCTTCGCTGCGCTGCCTGCGCTGGACCCGAAATAGTAAGTGATGATTCCGCCCCACGCCGTGGCCAGAGAGCCAAGCAAAAGCAGGATTGCGTCGCCACCCTGGCGAGGCACGCCGTAGGCCAGCACATAGCAGAGGATGCTGAAAAAGCCCGCCGTCACGGCAAAAGCGAGCAGCCGGGGCGTGGCGCTGTCTCCGGTCTTGGCTTCGCGCTCGCGGGCGCTATTGCGGTCTCCCGCGTTGATGCGCTGCACATCGACATCAAGCTCCGCCATGCGAGTTTTGAAATCATCCTCCTGCTTGCGCAGCGCCAGCATTTGCTCAGGCGTCGCGGTCAGCATCGCTGCGTTCAATTCCGCCGCCGTGCCGTCAGGCTTGCCCAGCAGGGCGGTGCTCAGTGCCTGCACAGCCATGCCCGCCAAGGGTCCACCCAGGGCGGAAGCCACGGTGGGTGCCACGGTTTGAATAACCGGAATCACGCCCTTCAGCGTGTTGCCGATGTCGGTCCAAAATTCAGCCATTAGTTGCCTCCTTGATGAATCGAAGATTCGCTGCGAGCCGTTCGTCTTCCGGTGCAAGAGCCAGCGCAATTTCCGCCTGTGCCAAAGCATCCTTGTGCATACCTAGATGCCAAGAGGCGATGCTGGCCAGATCGTGCGGCTGCGCGCCCCAGACTGCAGGATCGCAGGTGTAAACCAGCGTGCGGTCCTTGATGGTCAAGGCGCGATGCGAATACGCATAGCACTCGTGCCAGCGGCTCTGCCGATACATCAGCATGGCAAGAGAGCACCATGGCTCCCGCGTGTTCGGAGCTTCGCCTGCCGCCTGCAGTAGCCATTTTTCCGCTGAGGTCGGATCGTGCAATTCGTCGTATGTCTGGCCTAGCAGACGCATGGCGTAGCAGCGCTCATTCTGATTGCTCGCCCCGTTCATACTCAGGTAATGCGTCAGGGCGTCGCGCGCTTCAGGCCAGCGTTTGTAGAAGGTCAATTCGCGCGCGTAGTAGAAGTAGTGCGAGGGGTCGTTGGCGTCCTCCTTCACGGCGGCTTCCAGCATTTCCATATACTGGCCCCGGCTCTTGGTCGGGTCCGGATGGTGTGAAACCAGCATCATGTCGGTATGGGCATTCACCGCCTGCATCCGTGGATCAATACGGATGTCCTCATGACACGGATGATGCCAGTGGTAACCAGCGCGGCTATGAATTTTATGATACGGAAATTTGATCCCATGGCCCCAGTCGAACAGATACCAGAGGTTCGTTGTTTCCGGCTGCCATACTCGTTCAATTTCCTGACGCCAGCCGGGTTCAAGCACCTCGTCCAGATCAAGGCTGATGCAAACGTCGATGTCGGCAGGAACCAGGGCCAGAGCAGCGTTGCGCGCCAAATCGAAACGCCAAGGCTTGATGTAGATGCTGCGCACCATAGCGCCGCACTCCACCGCTCGCGTGACCGTCTCGTCTGTGCTGCCGGTGTCGGCAATTAAAATCAAGTCCGCATCTTCCGCCGATGCGCAAAACCGCTCGACAAATTGAGCCTCGTTCTTGCTGATGGCATAGACGGCAATTTTTAGGCGTGGCTTCACAATCAGTCCCCATTGTTCGGCATATTGACGGCGGTGCTCAACGAGCCACGGTCGCGCCTCGTCGATGTGGCGCTGGTGGTCGTGTCCGATAGTAGCCGAGCCGACGTGAAACACGAAAGAGCGCGAGACAAAATGTTGGTAGCCGAGCGCGCAAAGATCGGAGCACTGCACGTCATCGGAATACCAGTTGATGGGCGGAAACGGCGCGGCTTCGAATGCCTCCTTGCTGATCCACGCCAGGATAGGCGAGACCGCAGGAGCTTCTATCGGATGGTCAGCAAATGCGCCGCGTTGAATGTCGCGCACGTTATCGGAGCGTGCCGCCACCAGCCCCAGGCGCGGCACCGTTTGCTTTAGCGCCGCCACGTCGTCCATCAATTTTCGGATGGACGACGCCGTCAGTCGAATGTCGTCGTTGGCAATTAGGATTTCGTCGTAGCACTCAAAAACCTCGCGCATGGCATGGTTGTAAGCGTCACCGAAATTGCCGTGGCTGCCGTTGAATATCCAGACTTCAACGTCATCAGATGCGAATTCGTCCACCGTCTCCATCAGCTTGGAGATGTGCTCGCCGCCTGTCGTGCAAACGACCAGCGGAATCATTTGTCGGCTTTCGTATCCAGTTTCGAAAAGATCGCCTTCAGCATGTCTTTTATCTCAGTGATGTCCTGGCGATAATCCGCCTTGCTGACGTAGGATATGTGCATTTCGCGCTCTAAGTCGCTGAGTTTGCTTTTTAACGCATCCACAGCGTCCCAGACGGTTTTGAGCAGCCAGCTAAACCCGGCAATACCCACTGAGATCATGGCGTTGATAATGTCTTGGCTCATCACGGTGTCTCCGCTGGTTCAATTACAAGTTTACCTTCTGCCACCAATTGCATCATATTGGCGTAATCAGTGTTGGCTGGGTCGATAGGCACAAACGAACGCACGCCGTTAATGTCAACGGAAATGCCGGTTATTTCGTTACCGGGGAACGATTTGACGTATATGGCGTTCGCGTATTGAGGCATGGATCACAACTCCGCTGATGCAGTGAATTGGGCAAATCCGCCATAAACCCCAGCGGTATTTGTAAAAATCCCATCAAACGAAGAGTCGCCAGAGTTTTGAATGGTAAAATTTGTATCAGTAGTGTCGCTTTGACCAATTTTGCCTGCCGTGCCGCTGAACGCAGAATACACAACAACAGTTGTGGTGGTGCGTTTTGTTGCGACGTATTTGACGCATATAAATTGGGTTCCGGCAATATTAAAATTATTACCCGTTTCAAATCTATTGACGCTAGTGACTGTGCCGGGAACGGTGCCTTGCGCGTATGACTTCTCGTAATACCGCTGGCACAGTAGCAATGTCTCACCAATCGGCAGCCGCTCAAATGGCGTGGCAAGGCTGCCCGCCTCAAGCTGAACGCCGGTCACAACAAAGGTGCCGGAAGTTTGAGCGCCAACACTAAAATAAATAACAACGCCATTTGCGGCATTTGCGCCCAAGTTAAACGTGGCCGTGTACTGCGTTGCGGTGGAAGTCACAGTAAATGTGCCGGACGTTATTAAAGTTACTGCGCCATAGGTATCTGTTGAGTTTGGATAATAAGCGGCCCAAGTTACCGTTGTTAACAACGAATTAGAAATGGTTGCAGTTAGGGTTACATTTTGACTAACCAAATCAGCAACATTGGCAGATTCAATTCTCTGCAACAAACTAAGGGCCGTTACGCTTGCCGCCCCTGTTATCTGAATTGCATATTGATAACCGGAAGGACCGGCAACCCTCTGTGATGTAACAGAAGCGCCCGTTGGGGAGACAATCCACCTATCTACAGTGTAAGGTCCTGCTGTCGTGACAGTTTGCGCCGCGCCAGCGTTCCGCTGGTCGATCTGCATATTGCCATTGATGATGCGGTTGCGGCGGTAGCCATTTGTGGGCGATGCCGTCGCACTCGACCAGCTTGTGCCATTGCTGGTCAGGACGTTGCCGCTGGTGCCAGCAGCGATTTCGCCAACCGTGCCAGCATTATCGTAGAGAAGCCGACCGGAAGTGCCGCTAACGATAGTCGTGGTGTTGATCGTGATCGAGTTTGGCCCGGTCGCACCAGTTGGACCGGTCGGGCCGGTCGGACCTGCCACTGTTGAAGCTGCACCCGTGCTGCCCGTAGGGCCAGTTGGACCGGTCGGGCCAGCCACCGTCGAAGCCGCCCCAGTTGGTCCCGTCGGACCCGTCGAACCCGTAGGACCGGTCACACCTTGAGCGCCTTGCACACCTGTGGGGCCGGTTGGTCCAGTTGGACCCGCCACCGTCGAGGCTGCTCCAGTTGGACCGGTCGGACCCGTCGGACCAGTGACACCCTGAATACCCTGCGCGCCAGTTGGACCCGTTGGACCAGTAGGTCCAGTGACGCCCTGAATGCCCTGCGCGCCTGTAGGGCCGGTTGGACCCGTTGGTCCAGTGACGCCCTGCAAGCCTTGAGTGCCAGTCGGACCCGTTGGACCCGTTGGACCAGTAGGTCCAGTGACGCCCTGCAAGCCTTGCGCCCCAGTTGGTCCCGTTGGCCCGGTAGGACCAGTGACGCCCTGAATGCCCTGCGAACCGGTTGGACCAGTGACGCCCTGCGCGCCTTGCGCGCCGGTAGGACCTGTAGGTCCAGTCGGACCTGTAAATCCTTGAGGTCCGGTCGGGCCGGTCACGCCATTAACCAAAGCTAAGAATATGCCGGAATTATTTGCAAATCCAGTCGTTCCAGTTCCGCCAGACGATATGAGCGTGACGGGATACGTCCAATAGCTATTTGCAGCGCCAGGGTTCACATTGGTCGGCGTGCCGGAAATGGTCCATTTTTGATAATTGGCGCTTACATTAGTGTCTTGAATTACAATTGCCTCGGTTTGCCTGAGCAAAGCCAAGAAGATATCGATATCTTCGTTATTGTTGGTCAGATGGCTGACGTTAATGCTAGTCGCGCTGATCTGACTGGCGTTGTTCCATAAAATATGCCCGTCGGTTGGATACCCAGACGTTGCATTTGTCTTCGCCTGATACAAAAAGAGACTGGACGAAGTTCCCTGCGCACCCGTCGGGCCGGTTGGACCGGTTGGACCCGTAACACCTTGAATGCCTTGTGCGCCGGTCGGACCCGTAGGGCCGGTCGGACCGGTGACGCCTTGAATGCCCTGCGCACCCGTCGGACCAGTAGGTCCAGTGACGCCTTGAATGCCCTGCGCACCAGTCGGACCGGTCGGACCAGTGATACCCTGAACGCCTTGAGCGCCTGTTGGCCCTGTAGGACCGGTCACACCTTGAGCACCCTGCACACCTGTGGGGCCGGTTGGTCCCGTTGGCCCAGTGATGCCTTGAATGCCTTGAGAGCCGGTCGAGCCGGTTGGACCAGTGATGCCCTGAATGCCTTGCGCACCTGTAGGGCCGGTAGGACCCGTGGGGCCGGTGATGCCTTGAATACCTTGCGTACCAGTTGGACCGGTTGGACCAGTGACGCCCTGTGTGCCTTGCGGACCGGTTGGACCGGTCGGTCCCGCAACACCTTGAATGCCTTGTGCGCCCGTGGGGCCGGTTGGACCAGTCGCTCCCGTCGGACCAGTTGCCCCAGTGGGGCCTGTCGCTCCCGCAGGGCCGGTGGGGCCGGTAGGGCCGGTAGGCGCGAATTGACCAATGCTTTGAAATTGCACCGAGTAGGCGGTGGTTGAGCCAGGACGCGCGATAGGCATCAGGTCCGTGCCTTGAGGC